ATGGTGGCCCTACGCCAAAGAAGACGGCACGCCAATGTATAGCGAAACCACCGGACTCCCACTATAAATCAAATTGACAATCTGAGCAACGTATCAACAATCTGAATACAAATGAGCCGCGATCTATTTATTAACACCGACGCAGGAAGCATCGAAACCGCAGTAGTCGCGGGCCTCACTCGACCACGGCAACCCGTCCCAATGTGGACAATCGTCGAAGGCGAGACGCAAGACATCAATCTGTATCTCGTCAAAAGCAACGGCACATATGACTCGCTCAGTGGATCAGGGGCGGCATCGGTAAAAGTCTCAATCACGAAGCCCGGCGCAAAGCCGTCAAGCGGATCGTTTACCATTACTGACGCAGGGGCGGCAGTCACGAGCGCGATTCCATATGGAGCAAGCGGCAGCGCAGTCGAGGGCCACTTAAACGCGCTAAATGCTGGCACCGGGCCGGACGGCGCTCTCGTTGATGTTTACAAAATCAGCGATTCGCTATATTCTTTAATTTGGCGAACAGTCGGGGCTAGAACCACGTTGACGGCAAACTCAGTTGACCTCACGCCGGAATCGACAGTCACGCCGAGCGCATCAGTCACAGGCACAGCCACGACAAGAGCGCAGCAAGTCGTCGAGGTGCGACGGCAGCCAGCGATCTACACTAGCTCATGGGCCACAATCACAAGCGGATTTAGCGGCACGCTGGACGCAAACACTGCACGCCTCGCGCAAGCAGTCGCAGACGATCCATATGCCAATTTCATCTTAGAAGTATCAGTTGACGGCGATGCGCTGGCACGCGTGCCTTGCCGCGTCGCTTCTTCGGGCATGACGGCGGCAGCATTTCCGGCGGCAGACTTGCCGGACGCGCTTGACGAGTTCGCGGCAAATCCTAATTCCAATGGCAATTTTAGCTCGGCGACTTGGGTCACGGCTTTAGACGTGCTGTCAGAAATCATTTACTCCAACGTGATATTTGTAGCGAAGAGCGGAACCGACACTCGGACAGGACTGGATGTTCATGATTTTGGTAATCCATTTCTGACTTGCACAGCAGCACTTGCGGCAGCAACTAGCGGAGACACGATCCACGTATTTGCTGGAGACTACTCGGCAGAGTCAGCATTAGGCGGTAAAGATGGCGTGGACTGGACAATCGAGCAGGGTGCAATTAGCCCAAGCTTTGATGTCATAGGAGCATTTACGTTCACGATTGACGGCGATATTGGCGGGAATTTTAGAGTCCGTAACGCAAGCGCAAATGTGGTCTGCAAGGGAGATGTTGGTTCTTATATTCAATGCGATGGCGGAACCCAGACGGCAGGTAACGCTGGGACTTATATTTATTGCGCTAACGGAACTCAAATAGCGGGTAACGCTGGAACTGTAATTGAATGCGCTAACGGAACTCAAATAGCAGGTAACGCGGGGACTTATATTCGATGCAATGGTGGAACACAAACGGTGGGTAACGCTGGGACTTTTATTCTATGCCTTGGTGGAACTCAGACCATTAACAACGCCAACAACTCACACGACGGAACTTCTTTCCCTCCAATCTACTTAACTAGCTCAGGCTCGCTAACCATCAACAACTCCCGAATCGAATCCACCGAATCAGGCGCGGAAGTAGTTGAGTTTGCTGCAAGCTGGTCTGGCACATTCATCGCCAACAACTGCGCATTTGTAAACACCACAGCCTCGTCTAAGGGCATCTCCTACGGGGCTACCGTTACGGGCAACGTTCAACTCCATAATCCAAGAATCATCACAGGCGCAAGTGGCGTATCAATCGACGCACCATCGGCACAGACAGTTTACATTCAAGGCATACTCAATCAGACACACGCCTTTGATGCAGCAGATATAACGCTGTCGGGTGGCTCGGCTATAACTAACACGGGATTCAAAGCATAACGATCTTTACAAAACGTATCCAATAACCTAATACAACATTATGCCAATCCAAACATCAACACACTCAAGCGGCGCAACTCGCGCAGTCACTCCGAACGATTCAGCCGATCTCGCACTTGGCACTTGTCGCGCTCTTTACGTCGGCGCGGCAGGCGACATTTCAATTGACGATCTGACGGGCGAAGCGGCTGGCGAATCAGTCGTATTTGTCGGCGTCACTGCTGGCTCGATTCTGCCAGTGCAGACGGCTCGCGTCAATGCGACCGGAACCACTGCAACGTCCATCGTCGCGCTTTACTAGCATGAGGCGTCACGCTCCATCAATCGGCATCGGGCTTGGCTTGTCGCTGCGCACGTCCATCGCTGTATTTGTGAACTACTTCAAGGTCGGCCGCGCGCTCGATCTGTTTACGAACTTTTTCAGTTCGGACACTTCCATCGCAGACCAGTCGGGCGAGGGCAACGACGCTATCCCCTACACGGGTCGCTACGTCTATACGGACGGCAGCAACGATAAGGCGATCAATGCGAACTGCTCGGCATTAGGGGCATCAACGTATAAACTTACTGGCAAGATTCGCTCGACGTCAACAGGGGCAAAGGTTGCCACTATCGGCGGTCAGGCAATCAGCTATACGGTATTAGCTGCGAATGCGTGGGAGGACTTCGAGACCTCAGTGACAACCAGCGTTGCACCTTCGGCAGTCATTGTCGGTTGGGATGGCACGTCAACGTTTACGGGCGCAGATTGGTCAGACGTCAGATTGATTGATACAGCACGTAGCGAGACTGTAATCCCGCGCTGGCAACTCAACGACCACAGCGACGATACGACTGACGGACTCAACGGCAAGGTCGCATTGGACAGCTCGGGCAACGGATACAACGGCTCGCATGTCGGATGCACGGGGGCTACTGGCGAGGGCATAGATCCTGACGTTGCTCGGATCGTGGGGTATGATGATGCTCAGTGGTTCAATGGGGAGGATACTTCGCTGGACTATGGTTCTCCGCTAATTCCAGCAACGGCAGATTTCGACGAGACTTTTACTATTTATGTAGGACACCCAGCGGCTCCATCGGACCACATTTATTGGTTCTCCCAAGGGACTACAGCCCCAACATTCTTTGGAGTCGGCCTCAAGTCATCTGGCATTTTTACACTAAATGTAGGGGGAATTGACCAAATAACGGAAACAGCAGCGGGTAGATACCTTACGTTCATCACCATACGCTTAGTGAGGGTTAGTGGCACGTTCGAGATGTTTTTTGACGGCGAAAGTAAGGGGACGTTCACCAGTGCTATTAGTCTAGGACAGACTAATAGCATATGGGGCAATTCCCCGTGGCTAGGTTCGCGCAACGTAACTGGTCTAATCCAAGGCGACAGCGTAACAGGCACACCCTCGGGCGACTTCCTCACCGTAGGCCAGAAGCGCGAAACGATTCTCCAAACGGCGGGGATGGACTGGAATAAGAACACCACGGACTACGCCACAACGGTTTTAGTTCCAGTCTCCGAGGCCGACCCAACCCTCGACGCAATCGGCACAGCAATTGCAAACCCTCGCCCGAATAACAAGGTGCTCAACCTTTTTGAAGAGGGTGAATTTGTAGAACTGCCAGACGTAGCCAGCCTTGAGGACGTGCGATCCATTACGCTCGCAGTCTACAACGACGGCACGACTAAGGACATATTGCAAGCAGCCGCAGGCGCATCATTCGTAGACATTGCGGCCAATGTATTGCAGACCGATCAGTCAGGCACACACGCTTACTACGTCGGCGGAGCGGCAACGACTACCCTCGCGGCAGGTTGGAACATTGTCGGCATCACATTCGACGCGGCAAAAGATTTGAGTGGCGGCAAAATCGTCGCGACATCTGGAAACCTTCTCGCCTACGATCCAAACGCGCTAACACTCGCCGACCAGCTTCAAAACTCCACAGCATTTTCACCATCCTACGGACTATAAAATCATGGCTCACAGATACGCAATTATTTCAAACGCAACCTATACGGGCTACACAATTCCCGACAATCTAGCAGTCTATCTAGGTCTTCCCATTGTCACGTCTCCAGAGGACGACAGCGACCCTGTGGCGATCAATTACACGCCACAGGAAGCCTTTAAGCAAGCCAGCCTTGGTTCTGCTCCTGCCTTCGCTATCGAGGAGCGCGACGGGCAAGCACCATTACGCGGCGAGTATATCAATACCGTTACAGACTGGATCAAACCGCTCAACAATACATCAGCTAATTTTGACGAGATTGTCATTGGCCTAGCAACTGCCGCAGGGGTTCCTTATCGCGAGGTGTGGCTCGGTCACTCCGACCTAATGCACTACCTAGCAACTGGGGAAAGCCCCGAATCGCTCGTCTAATAACATGGATCAACACTCAGCAAACTGGCTAATTAACGCCGAGGCCAAGAAGTCTAAGATACCAGACACAGAATTTTCCGATACAATCACCAAAGCCAAGCAGACGAAGGTTGCCAAGTTCAAGAACAAAAAGAAATAGTTATGTATGAGGTTCCCATTAAATCCGCAGGCGTAACAGCCATAGCAGCAGCAAGCGGCGCAGCTTCCGTCATTAACGAGGGGACACTGATTCCGTTGGGCATCTTTATTGTAGCAGCGACAGTATTAGTTGGTGCAGCGTGGCGATTATCTAGCGCGGTCACAAGGGCATCAGACAAGCTCGACAACATGGACAAGCGACTCACCGACATTGAGCAGAAGTGTAACGGGAGTTGCGCCAACAACTAATGATAGTAAAGTCACAGTTTAAAAAGTGGAAATCGAAAGGAATAATCAAATGATCGAATTACTAACAAATCCTGCTGTCACGATGGGCGTCTCT